AGAAATCATACCTTGATTTCCATATCCTGAATTTGTTCCGCTTTCTAATGCTTCTATGTTATATGCTTGTTCCCAGTCTTCTGTATAAACATTAATACTGCTACCGTCACCTGTGATAGAAGTTTTTGCTTTCCATAATTGTCCTTCATAAAGTACAATATCATTAGGAGCGTAATTTTTATATGTGCTAAAAATGCCTTGGTAATTTGATCGCACACCCGATGCTGCCGGTGATCCAACTATCAACCATTCATTATCTGATGTAATTGCAAGTTCTTCTCCGAAGGTGTTTGCAACTGCTGTAGTAAAACCTGTTAACGGTTGTAATATTTGTTTTACTGCTAACCCGTCTGAAGTTTCAACATAAACAACTGTTATACCAGACCCTGGTATCGATGCTATTGTTTGATTTAAAGATTCTGAATATAATACTTTCTTACCAGTATTTTTTGGATCAGTACTTCCAAATGCAGTAATTTTTTTAGAACTAAATTGTTTTTTCTTTTCTACAACTTCCCATTTATTACTTCCGTTATTATCTATATACAATTTAGATGTTTTATCTAATAATGCTGTTTGTTCTAAATCTAATGAATCGTAATCTGCAAATCTAGCGTTTGTAAGCAAAATAGGATATGTTAATGTGCTAGGTTCAAAGTCTACATCTGCTGGAGGCTGTTCAGTTTCAAAACTTAAAGTAAAGTTTGTTACTTCAGTTATCTTGTGGAAACCATCTATATCACCAAATGTTTTAAATCCTATAAATTCATCTACATTTAAATTGTGTCTTTTTGTAAATGTAACAGTAACTTTATTCTTTTCAGTTGTAATATTTGATATTGGCAATTCATTTGCAAAATTAATACGTAGTACAGTCCAACCTTGGTTATCAAAAGTTACCCAAATATGATCATTATTTAGGACTCCTGTCATATCAATGTTTACAATATCGTCTCTTGTCTGCACAACATATTTTGTTTGATCAACTTTTACATATCCTGCCGTTCTAAGATATTGCTTCTCTGTAGTGGTAGGATTAATATTAGTTGTAAAAGGTGTCGGTGCAAAATAAAAATCGCTTTGATTAATTCTATAATATCGATCAAGTGCAGCAGCATTTTTAGTATTTGTGACTAATAGTGGCTGTGGATTAAGTGCAAAATTATCTGTGTCTAATTTTATTTCTACTACTTTAGATTGATCCGTGCCTCCGAACTGTCCAACTTTAAATGCCCATTCTTCTTTTAGATTAACACCCTCATCTAATGTTCTACCAAGTTTATTAAATATTTTAGTAAAAGAATTGCTAGTTCCTTTTTCTCTAATAAATCCTTGATATAATCTAAACTGTGTTACACTATCTTCAGATAAATTTTGTAAATAATCTCTTGTTTGATAACCAATAGTATGTCTTGCTAATTCTCTTTGACTTTCTGACAATCCTTCAGTATCAACATCAAAGTAATCTTCCATTTGATTTATTTTAAAATCAAAGTTAGGAACTAATTTTTTCTCAGGAGTTGAGTCAAGCACTGTCCAGTTTATAGCATTGAATTCTTCATCGCTTGTATGATTACGTTTACTTGTGTAATTAACACCTTGATAGTTTATAATGTCACCAAGTTTATAATCTGTAAATGGCAGCCATGATGCAATATTAACATTATCAAACAAGAAGCCTGGGGAAGTATAATCACCGTCCCAGTCTACAGTTCTAAAACCTTGTACTTTTATTCTTTCTTGTCTATAACCTGTGGGCTTATCAAAAATTACATCATTAAAAACTGTTCTATCATTAAAAATAGCAATATGTTCTTTGAGGACGTAATTTAACTTGAGATAAAAAAGTCCTCTAGTAGTTTCGTTAATAGTAAATGTAAATGTTTGAAATTCTCTATTAACATCAAAGTTTTTAATGTCCATAGGTTCGCCAGTATCAGTCAACACATTATAGTCGTAAAAACTATCAAGTATGTTGTCTACAACACCAACTGGTACTGTAACTTTAATTTTTTCTGCTCCTGGACTTACTGCAAGTAATGATCCAACTGACCATTCATTCTGTGTCCAAAACATAAATTCTTTAGCAGCAGTTGTAAAATCTTGCATTGCCTGATTATCTGTGCTGTAATTTTCAAAAACAAAACCTTGTGATTTTAGATAATGTTCGTATCCTAGTAGGAAATCTACAACCTGTTGTACCGTGTTAAAAGTAGTTCCGTAACTTATATCTTCTGTAGCAAACTGATTAAAGTTTCTTCTACGCTGTGCAGTTGCAGCACCTAGTATTGGCAACTCTGGCAACTTAGTCCAATTATCTGTTTCAAATTTATCAGTGCTTGTATGAGTTAACTTTGCTCTATAAAACATACTTCTGTACTGAATTATTGCTCCATTGTTATAAAGTTGGTCTGTTGTCCAATTTACAAACGTTGCACTAACTCCACCTACAGATAATGTTGGGTCTGCTTGATTAGGAATTGCTTTATAAATTCTAAAGTAAGGATGTACATCATCATAACCGTTTACTATCCAGCCGCCTTCTGTCTTTTCAAATATAATTCCGCTGTAACTAACAGTTTGTATTGGTGAAGAAACATTAAAAAATATGTCATAGTTTTCTTGTGGTATGAATATGCTTGAACTTGCAGCAGCAGGACTTTTAGAATCTAGCAAATATTTTTGTTGAGTCTTATCAACAAATCCATTTAACCTACTAGTCAATCTTACATTAATATCTGATAGCAAACTTTGTGCGTTCGCAACAGGTTTTCCTGATGAAATTAAGTAACTGCTTATATAAGATGCTAAGCCGCTAGTGATCTCAGTACTACCTGTAACTGGTAATACTATTTCGCTAGGTTTAATAAAAACACCTGTACTCTTACTAATAATTTGATCTGCAATATTACGTTTTGTTTTGCTTCTATCAAAATTTGCAACAATATATTCAAACGGACGTAGTAAACATAACGCTATTGTTACAACAAACGGAAATTCTGAACTGCTCCTATAAGCATATTCAGTAGGCGAAACATCACCTAGTTTGAAACTTCCTTTATTGTTTACGAAAGTATAGTTGGTTGCTAATCCACTATCAAGAGGACTTAATAGTTCGCCGTATTCGTTTACAGGTATATGTCTTAATAAGGAAGGCCTAGCATACCTTTTATATGTACCTGCTCTTTCGCCTTGTCTTATAATACCGTCTCTAATATCTTCCCAAAGAATAAGGTTTCCACTTGTATATGGTGCTTCACCATACTGTGTATCCCACCAAGTTGGCTTTTCACTAAATCCAAGCATTTCCCAAGGACAACGATGCGGCCTATCTGTATCATAGAAATATTTGTAAGCACCTCTCCACCATCCTGGTAAATTTTCATCCCCATCTGGCGTTGTCATATTTGAATATGTATACGTGAATGTTTCAGTCTCTTTTAAATATGTGTTAGCAGTGTAACCAAGATTAGTATTTGCTACCCATTTTAAAAATTCTTGACTTGCAATTGCATCAAATTCTGCTTTTGTAAATACAGAATTTTTATAATAACCACCAAGGTTAGCATCTATATCAAAAACACTAGGGTCATAAGATTGTTTAATATTATTATAAATTCTATATTCTAATTCTAATAAAACATCATCTCGGAAATCGCCGTATGCAACAGTTATACTTCCGTCATGACCTTGTATAACTTCTGTAGGTACTCTGTATGTGTCATCAATAAATTTCATTGGAGTATACTTTTTGTATAATCCGTTTGAAGTTGGTGTAGGTGGCACATGACACGATGCTGTTGATACATACTCACGTATTTCAATCTTGTCGCCTTGCTGCAACTCACCTAGTATTGTTAAAAACGCAAATTCTGAACTGAATGTGTAATCTTTTCCATGCAATAACTGTGAATTATTTTTGTACACATATACTGCACGTCTACTTAATGTATCTAAATCAAAAGTATCATTTAGTGTAAATGTTTTTACTCCTGGATCGTCAACTGTATATTCTAATTTTGTAAATGCTCCTGTGCCTAATGTGTCGCTATCTGCAAAAGGACTAGCAGAACTTTTTGTTTTAGTTAATTGTTCAAAAATTGCATCTACTAAATCAGGTATGTTTTCAGTATCATCAACTTCAAAAGATTTTTTAATGAAGTTTTCTTTAAACAATGAATATTGTTTTTTAGCGTATTGCAAAGATTTAATAATATTAATTTCTTTGTCTGCAAGCATCAATAGTGCTGACGCTGCAACACCTGAATGTTTCAGAAATCGTTTTGCGTTTATGGTAAAATCTGAAATGTCTCTTAAATTAGACGCTCCTGGAAGTATACCAGTAAATCTTGTATCAAATTCTAGTGCTGTTTTAACATGATCAGTTGCTTGCCCGAGAGTAAAACTTTTTAAAGTTTCATTTAACGGATTTTTTTCTAGTCCTACAGGAATTTCATAGTACCCATTTTTAGGAATTATTTCGCCAACTATTTTTATTGTAATAATATCTTTAGGTGCAAATTCAGTAGTAAAAGTAAACTGGTTTCGATTGCGTGTATAAGATTCTTTTAATTCTTCGCCGTTTCTAAAAAATATAATTTCAACAGTATCATTTATATTATCAAAATCAATAATATCAGTTTGTACTATATTTGTAGCATCTATAATTGTAACACTATCAACAATAGGCTGTAGGTATTTAGATTGTGTTCTAATCCAACCATTTTCATAATTGCCATTTATTTGATAGTAGTGCTTGTTTGTAAAATCTGTGATTGCTTGTTGATTTACTGTATATGTAAATTGTTCAGTTTCCCAATTCCAATCAAATACAATATCTCCTACGTTATCAATATTTTGATAGGAAATACTGATGCCTAATTCTTTATCAACAGGACCATTACCTTGCTTATAACTAAAAATTTTACTTCCTGTAAAACTACTTACAGGGTACGTATCTGGGTTATCAAGTGCAACACCGTTTTCATCGAAACTGTCAAACAATGGTGCTTGGTTAACTGTAGTCTTCTCTTGACTCTTTTTCCAGGCAGTTCCATCGAAGTAGTACATCTTTCCTGAATTGTTAGTTCCTCTACTTGCAAGTACACATTCATTTACTGCTGGCATTGAATCTGTAGTTTGTTGCAAAGTTATTTGTCTTATTCCATTATGAACAATAAACTTTACTTCGTATATTTTGTTATTAGCAAGATTATCTTCGTCTGCTATAACAAGAACTCTTGCACCTTCGAATAAAAACTCTCCATCGACACTATAGCCTGTGCTACCTTCAATAGTTGAAAATACATCCTTCGTGTAATCATCAATATAATCAACTGATGCTTTTGCAATTGTTCCTTGCTGGTAAAGTTTTACACCAGGATGAAATTCAATAATTGGACGTTTAGCTCTTGCTGTTTCAAGTGCATCAAAGTCACTATCTCTATAGTTAAATGCATATTCAAGTACACTACGGTGAAACCATCTATTATATCTACTCCAAGGATTTGAATCATTACTACTTCTATTAATTGTTACATAATCTTTATTTGCAGGATACAATGTTGCATCGTCAAAAGGTTGTGTATCAAATCCTTCGTTATCAAATACTATTTCAGGAGTATCTGCACTAATGTTAGGAGGAATTAAATCAGCAAATCTTATCAGCGTGATTGCTTTTCCTATTCCTTCAACTAGCCATGTGTCTGTAGCATATTTTTCGCTTTCAACTTGGCCGCGAAATTCAACTACCATTCCGTTTGATAATTCTATTCCATTAGCACTCTTATAATAAGTTTTGCCTAGTATTTCTTTATCAACATTAATTGCTGTATTACTTTCAATATCAGCAATAATGAATCTACCTAGTCTATTAGGATCACTTGCACTTTGATAATAAAGTACGTCTGGCGCATTTAAAGGAACTTCAAATGTAAGTGTACCTACTTCAACTCGGTTATTCGTAACTCCGTCATTATAAATTAAACTATCAAATGAGGCATTGCTATCAATTAATTCCCAGTCTTGGCTATCTATATCAATAGTACTGCCGTCTGCAGGACTTACTTCTTCTTTTGCTCTCCAAAGTTTTCCATCAAATACTGCTAAGTCGCCTGGAAAATAAGTTTTTAAAGGTTCGTAATTTAAACTACCGGTGTCATAATTTGTTCTTAATACAAAAGGTTCTCCTGGAGAATTTACTGTGAACTCGTATGTTTGTCCTCTATATAAAGTGAGTGTAGGATTATTAGTAAGTCCGTCTGGAGTAAAGACCCAGTTAGATCCTATGCCTTGATTGACTTTATATGTAGATTGAATGTCCTGTGTTTGCCCAAAGATAGCCACCGTAGGTGGACCAGCAGGTACCCAATAGTACTCTCGATAATTTATAAACTTATCCCAATCTATTGGCGGGTTCCAACTGTAATGTTCTTGGAATGTAGTTTTGTCATCTCTTTCATTTGAATTGCCAAAGAAAGTTTCAATATTTTTGAAATCTAGATAATCGTAAAACTTAGTTACAACTTGATTATTTTCAACTGTAACGCCTGGCTCTAACTGATATCTACTTCTTAAAGTATTATCGGTATCTAAATATACATTGTTACCGTTGTATGTTTTTCCAAATCTTCTACCAACGTATCCTGATAGTTTATCTAATCCGCCTGGTTGTACAAGAGGATCAACTACTCCTGATAAAAACTTGTCGTTAGCATCTGTTCTAAAAGTTTCTGGAAGAAGCTCGGAACTTTTTCTAATAGGTAACTGACTGTTAGGGTAAACCTTATCTGCCATTAGTAACTAGAACCTCCGCTGCTAGAACCTGTAGTACCTGTACTTGATGTAGTTGTACTTGTACCTGTGCTTGAACTTGTTGTGTTTGATTGTGAATCACTTTCTATTGTTCCTGTCATTGATCTAATTTCAGCGGCGGTAATGCTAGTAACAATTTTGATATCGTCTACTGTTGCACCACTTACAAAAATTTCATCTGGTTTACTTTGTATTTCAAAAAGGCTGCCAAATGATTGTGCTGATGATCTAGGTAAAATTACAAAGTTAGTAACATCAGGTGCTACTGTGTTTATAACGTAGGTTGTTAATTCACTTAGATAAAATCTGTCACCAAAATCCCAGTTTTGAATTTCAAAGAACCTGTTTATTGCTGTAACAATTCTTACTTTTAAATTGTTATCGTTAATTGCTCTGTCCGGATTTTTTACTACTTTAAATTCTGATTGTAGTTTAGTTTCTGCTTTTGCACCAAACAATACTTTGTATTGTACAGGATGATAAATTATTTCATCGCTAATCGTTTTAATTTGACTTAGATTTTTACCAAATTCTATTCTTAGGCTATCTGTTGTAGGAGCAATAGGTTCAGTTGTTGCACCTGCAAGATAATTTCTATACGCAGTATCATAATTTTTAGTTAATAGATATAGATCAACAATGTTAGTTACACTAGGATCAATTCTTCTATTTTCACTAGCAGAATGTGTGTATTGGAATTTTAAGTTTCTTCTACCTACATATGCAGCATATGAACTATCTAATTCAAGTGTGTTTGTTGTTCTATTAACTTGTTTAACTACATCTTCTGCAACGTCACTAAAATAAATTAATTGTCCGTCATTAAAATCATTTACGTTAACATCTGCTTCTTTATCTCTTATAATAATTGTATCTGTACTATTATCAAAAAGATTTAGAACGTCTGTTCCGTATTCGTCTGTTTTTCTTTCAAAGAACAAATAGTTAGATTCAGAATCAGAACCTGCAACTTGTATAAATGAATCAGGATCATCAACAACACCATCGCTATCAGCGTCGCTGAAACTTAACTTGATTTCTTTGTTGCTTTCGTATCCATCATCAAATGATATTGTATCTGTTATTTCAAACATATAGTCTCTTCCTAATGCTGCTGCACTAGTTGTTTGACTGTTAATGCTTAAAATATTAACAACATCTTTTGCAATTTTTCCTGTTAAATTATTATAAGCAGTTTCATTTTTATCAAAGTAAAATCTGTTCTGCTCAACACTACCGAATACGTAATTTAATGTTCTAATTCTAACTACATACTGATCGTTTTCTTTTACAAATGCAAACAACCAAGAACCGTCAAGATTCTCGTTTGTAATATCACCTGCTTTACCTAAGTTAAAGTTATTAACTAAATCTAAGTTTTGATTTTGTATAATTTTCCATGATGTGTCAGTAGTATCGTATCTTAAACCAAAGTTTAGATTTGCAAACATAAGGTTAGTAATTTCTGTTTCAAGTGCAACACTTAAATCATTAACAAACTTCGGAACAATACTTGTTGCTACTGCTCCCTCTGGAATATTTTCGTTAAATGTAATTGGTCCTAACCCATTAGCAAGAGCACCTCTGTTAGCGTTTGTACCATCACCTATAACTGATTGTACCTTAGCCCAGATGTATGTAGAACTTCCTGTATGGTCCGCAGTACCTGCCATCAATTTATTATTTTGATTTATCATAAAGTGATAACCATCAGGTGCAGTAAATTTAACTATTGATCCAACAGTAAGAAATTTTAAACTGCTTGTTGAATATGTACCTACCTTAAGTAGACTATTATCAATTGTGTTTGTAAAATAACCTGTACCACTATTCAAATCGTTAGTAATACTTTTCCACACTGTAGTTTTTTCACTAAATGTTACTCTTTCATATTTTGTAATATAAAAATTATATAAATCTTTATCGGTAAATGCACCTTCAATATTATTTCTTAAGAAATTAATAATTTCAGTTTTGCTTGTAAACTTTAAGAATAAACTTCTTTCTGCTTCTTGTCTATAAATGTAACCATCATCAGCAAAAACATTTACTGCACTGTATTTTCCGCTTGCATCTACAATGTCATAATTTCTGCTAATACCACTTGAAGTTCTGTTTACTGCTTTAATTTTTAAAATATTTTGAGAACTTGCTAACGGAGCAAGATTATAATCTTCTCCAGTAACCATTCTGTTTTGTGTATAATAAAGTGCAGGAGCATTTTGTCTTATTGTGTCAGTACTTTCTGTTGCTGCTGCATTATTTACTGTATACTGTAATCCTAAATTTACTGTTAACGTATGTGCTATGCCAGACTTGTTTACGTAGTTAATGTCTATTGAGATACCTTTCATGTCATTAGGAGCAATGGCATACTCAAGTCCATTACTTACTCTGTAATACGTCCTGAAAGATCCTTGCGGTAAATTTCCATATGTGCCATCAGCAAATACAAGATTGACTTTATCGTTAGGTTGTGTAGAAACTGAATAAATGTTTCTAATATTACCTACTATACTATTGTATGCAATGTTGTTTCCTATTAAATTACTTACTTTAGTCCATTCGCGTTCTTGTCCGCCTAAACTATTCAACCCAAATAACCAAAGATCATCATTATTAATATTATTTGTCTCTATAGCAATTGTTTCATTTGTAGTAGGAGTACTAATATCAAAATCTGCAAACTCTAAACTTCCTTGTTTAAATTGTAAAAAGAAACCTGTGTTTGCACTTGAAGAACCTTTTCCATCTTGTCTGTATACAAAACCTAACTGATTACCTGGAGTCGGTGCTTCCTCATATATAGTTTCTTGTCCTTTGAATGCTGTACTTACTATTTCAAATGCCATACTTCTACCAGCAACAGATTTTGAAAAGTTGAATAATGGAACATCATTTGTAGTAGTTCTAAATCTATATTGCTCTGTAGGTATACCTTGTATTGTGGCAGCGCCTTCACTTCTACCGAACTCTGTATTGTCAGACATAGCAGCATTAAGAATTAGTACAAACTGTTCTGCCCAGTTACTGTTTGTAGGATCGTTCCATTTAACAGTCTGCTGTGATAAGTTTCTACCATTGCTGTCAATAATATTTTCTGTAGTTGATATTGTATTAAATTTTAATAATCCACTAGATCCTATATTTCTTTTTGCATTATAGGACAACATTCTAGCAATTCTAAGAACACTTTCTTTACGCTCTGCTAATTCTAAAAAGTTTTCTCTACTTGCTAAATCTAGTCTAAAACTGATGCTTTGACCTAGGAATGCTACTGCGTCTACTAGAGCCATATACTCAGAACTTTCAATGTAATCATTAAAATCTTCAGGATAGTTTTCCCTTAGATATGAAATAATTACCCTGCGGATATTCTCAAAATCATAAGACTTAAAATCCGCATTTCTAAACGTTTGATAGATGCGAGTCCAGTCTTGATTTAGTATTAAATTGTTCTGTCTTGACGTTGTGCTCATTAACTATATTCCTATTGTAATATTTAGCCCTTATAATTAAGTGCTTAGTTTATAACCGAGTTATTTCTATCGAAATTAAAGCGCATTCTTTCAGTTACGTTAAAAGGAACATACACTACATCTGCTTCAATTCGCATGCCTTGTTCTGTGCTATCAACACTAACGCTTTGAACTACTACTCTAGGGTCGTAGTTTATAATAGTTTCAACATCTTGGGCTATGATAGTCTTTACTTCTTCAGTAAATTGTTCAAAGATCATATCCCATATTACAGTACCAAAGGTTGGATTTTCTAATTTTTCACCTTTTCTTATGTAAAAATTGTTGATAATATCCTGTTTTACTAGATCAATATCGTATAATTTAAATCCGCTTTTTTTGTTTTTTGAAGAAAACCCTCTATATGTAAAAGTGTTCGCTCCTGCAGCGCCAACACTGGCTTGATTGACTGCTACTGCTTTTTGATTGTATATCTTTTTCATATACTACTCCTTTGGTTCCCTGTCAGTAAATGTTTCATTTTGTAATGCAGGTGAATTATTTTCATGTAACGGCCACGGCTCGTGCATAGGCACTCTTTTCATAATTGTTTTTATTGTTCCGTCAGTGTATTTCAGTTTAGGCCATCCAACAGCAGGATTTGTAAACAATGTTGTATGAGTGTGCAAAGCAGTTATAGTTGCTGCTTGCCTTGCTTCTTCTGCTTCTCTTGCTTGTGGACCATTCATGTGTATTTCTGCTGCTGTCTCTGTATGATTGCCGCCACTTAAAATATCTGTCGTGCCTCCGGCTGTGTATGCATTGTTTCCATCTGTGTTTAAATCTAAATTACCAGTAGTTTTTATAAGTGTATCTCCATTTACTTTTAAATCAAGATCATGTGGAGTAACTATTCCATACCCTGTAGCAATTTTTGTTGAACCTATTACACTAATATCTAAAGATCCGTCAACTTTTATACCTTCTGCATTTTCGTAATTTCTAGTTTCAATTTTACCATTAGCACCAATTAGTATGTTTGTGTTAAATGCACTTTCAATTTGTATTCTGCCTGCTTCGTATTCATTCCCGTCTTGTATTTTAGATATAGGATTTCCATCCTCGTCTCTTCTATGTAATTCGTCAGGTGTAACATATTCAGCAGTTGCTTTCATGTTTATATTTCTACCTGCTTCTATGTTAATATCTCTGTCGGCCTTAATATTCAAATCATTTTCTGTGTGTACACTTATACTGTCTGCTGCATAAACATCAATCTTACCGTTGGATGTCATTTCAATCCATGACGTTCCTCTTGAATTACCAATATAAATTAAATCTTCTGAGTTATGTAATAGTATCTGATGTCCTGTTCTTGTTCTTAGTCTTGTATATTCATTATAAGGAACAGTTACATCACCCTTATCATTTGTTTGAGCTCCTTCTGCATCTGCAAATCTTTTTTCTATAACATCAATATATTTTACAGGGCCGCTACTGGCTGGTGTTTGTCTAACAAATCTATCATCACCGTCATCCATAACAAACTGTGTACCGCCAAGTCTACTCACAGCAACACCTGTAAGTGATTGATTCTCTGTTGTACCAGTTGTCATTCTTTTACTGCCATCTCTCCAATCTAGAGGTCCAGGAGTAGAAATACCAAAAGCAGCATTAGGAGTTTGTCTTCGGGCTGAAGTAGTAGTAACACCACGAACATCATCTTCTAAAGTTCCTGCTTCAAGAAATCTATCAGCAATAGGATGTACTGGTTTTTTAATTTTGTCTGGGTCTTTCTCTGCGTCTTCTTTGTTAGATATTTTGTTTATCTCTCCTACAGGAAGTGGCTGTGTAGTATCAAACTTTTTCTTATCTGCATCTGTTAAATCTACCTGTGTGCTTCCTGCTATGGCTGGTACCATGTTATTTGCAAAGTTAGGTGGTAGGCAAGCGAACCAATACCCTTCTCCTGGGTCTCCGTCAACAAAAGTACACATTACTGTTACACCTACATCAGGTGGAACAAACCACATGCCGTAAGATTTCTGAGTATCGTTAAAATCTTCGTTGTTCTTTCCCATTGCAGGATAAGGCGTATAACCAAAGAATGGTGATGCATAGTTGACTGTATATGTTTGTCTGTCTGCTCCTACATCATTACCTTGTGATTTTAAAAGACTTACACGAAGTCTTCCGTTGAAGGTAGGATCCATGACACTAATAACTTTCGCAAGAAAGACTCCGCTGCCTAAATTTACGCCTGCTGTTTCTTTACTAGGTTTTCTTCTTTGTATTGCCATTTTATGTTACACCTTCATTTAATTCTATATCAAATTCTATCTCTTCTTTATTTTGTACAAATTCTTCGCTAACATTATTTTTATCTCTTGCCTCGCCTGTTACTTTTACAGTTGCATTACCTTGTGTGCTTGACTGTAATTTCTTGCCATCAAAGTCAGTTGGCTGTGCTTGCATTCTGATGCATTGTAACTCTTGCTTAAATGTGCCGCCTTCAAATTTACTAATAACTTTAATTACTCTGTAGATACCACTGAACGGACTGACTCCGTCATCAAACTCAAATCCGCCAGTTCTTTGATTTATATCTGCTGGCGTTCTAAATGTAATGTATATGTAAACATCTTGCCCTTCATAATTCATCGTACCATCTTCTGTTAATAGATTTGACGATCCTGATTCAGCAGCAAAGTAATTACTTAATCCACTGTCAATCAAATAATAAGTATCACCCATTATTTCAAAATTTATTTTTACTAAGTCAGCACTTGTAACATTGATAAATGCATCTTGGAAACTTTGTGCAATTTTTTGTTCAACATCTACGTCTCCTGAACCGCCTCTTAACACATTAAACAGATCAGGATTTTTCTTAACTTTAGATTTACCTAAATTTGCAGCCTGTGCTGTAGAGTTATTGCCTTTCTCAGTCTCTACAGTTTTCTCATTGTCTCCAACTGGTCCTTTATTATCTTTATTTTGTTCGTTTTTTGTTTTAGATTCTGACTGCGGGTTTGCTCCACTGTAAAATAGATAGTTAATATCAATATTGAAACTTAGTATTTCTGTATTCTGTCCAGAATATATGTATTCGTACTTTTTAACAATATTTTTTTCTAATATATCATAACCCGGAGGAATTGCATTAGGATTACCAAATACACTAGAATGTACTTTGAAAGGAACAACTCTATATACGTATTTTTTTGCAAAGTCACCTATTGTATCATCATAGTCTAAAAATTCAATTTGTGTATCAATTTTAAACCAGTCTATCATACCGTCTGCTTTTGTGGCTTTTTGTGTTGCTTCTTTAGCCCATGTAGAACTTAGTATAACTTGTGTAATGATATCTGTTAATTTTTGTTTTTGAGTAAAATGAAAAGACCTTGCTGCTTCGTCGATTTGCATTATGCCTCTGTTTACACGACCGGTTTCTTCATCAATAACATCTTTATCTGTTTTGAAAGGAAAGTTACCACCACTTTTTGCATCAAACCCAAATTTAGATTTAGCAATAGGATTGTTACCTATGTTTTGACTTGTTGTCGCATCAACTTCTGTTCCGCCTACTGATTTTGGATTAGGATTAGAAGGGTCAAAAGTTGCGCCGG